CTGCTCTAGAGCATTGCGGATACCGAAAGTGGTATCGTTGTAAACAGTTACAGTCCATGGTTGGAATGAACGCTCACCAGCAAAGTTCACTGGGCGACCACGATAAAGAACTGGAAGGTTCTCGATAGTGGAAGCTGGTAGTTGTGCAGCCTTACATAGGAACTGCGCACGTTGACCAGCTACTGTGCCTAGAGTGACGTATGATGGGAATGTCAGTTCAACACGGAACTGATTAGGGCGAGCACCGCCCCCAATCATTTGTGCTTTAAAATCAGCAATATTTGCCATTTTTTATCTCCTTGTTCTATTATTTATCCGTGATTACGCACCGACTTCGCTGAAGTTAATACCAGAGCGAGCAGCAACGAAAGACAGAGTGATAAAGTTGATAGAACGATTTGGCTTAACGAAGATATCGGCAACGAATTCGTTACGATCGATAACTTCACCAGTGTTGTTAGAACCATCGCACTTAACAACGAAGTCAGTAATACCACGGCGACCTTGAACGTCACGTAGGAATGGCTCGACCAAGTTCTTGAACTGAGCACGAGTGAAACCATCGTTGAATTCGAATAGTTGATACTTAGCAGCAGTAGAAATTGCTTTTTCTAGTACGATGAATAGACGACGCACGTTGATACGATCAAATGCGCTTGGCTTAGCCAATAGAGTTTTATCGCCGAATAAAACAGTACCTTCTCCTGGGAAAGTAACAACAGGGTTTACACCGTTCTTGTATAGTAGATCACGTTGTGTCTTGTTTGGGTTAACCGCTAGACGAACTACGTTCTTGATTTGTCCACGGTTTAGACCACCTGGAGACCACCATGGATCGTTAGTGTAGTCAGTACGTGCGCATAGACCAGCAACGTCACCGTTTAGTGGAACATAACGGTATTTATCGTTGTAACGGTCATACTGGTATTTGAAACCAGAGTCTAGAACACCGTAGCTTGATGATGGTAGAATGTTACGGTAGTCGTTGATTAGAGCGATTTGCTCAGAATCAGAACCGATGATAACATCACCAGATTGAGTGTTTTCTGGAGAGATGAAAGCAACGCAGTCACCACGACCATTGTTAACACCTTGTGCTGGTTCGCAGATGTTTTGGATAATGTAGCTAGCAACATCAGAAGATGCCTTACCAGCCATAACTAGACTGATGTCATATAGTTCTGCATTAGCGAATAGAGCGAAAGCAGCTTTCTTTTGACCGTCAGTAGCAGTTAGAACATCAGTACCACCAGTTAGGGAGATAGAACTTGCATGACCTGCACTAGAGAAAGCAGTGTTTGCAGCTGCAGTACCCCAGTTAGTATCTGTTGCGTAAGTTAGAGTAACATCACCGTTTAGTGCAGAACCATCAGTGTGTGATGGGGCAGTTAAACCAGTAGAGTGAGCAGATGCGCTAGTAACAGCAGTAACAACGTAGTAATCTGAACCGTCACGTAGAACTTGACCAACAGTAACAGCAGTTGATGCAGCCCAGTTAGTAGATAGGTCAGATAGAGTTGGGTTGTCCATCCACCAGATGTATTCTGAACGACCGTTGATTACGTTTTTGTAGTAGTTGTTAGTACCGTCTGAACGCTTACCGTCAGATGCTTTTGATAGGTACGCAAACTTTTCTAGAACTGCATTCTTAGTACCAGTGATTAGACCGTCTTCGTCGATAACGATAACGTGTAGTTCGTCATTTGAACCACCAACGCTTGCAGCGTATGGAGAAGTTCCTGGAGTACCATCAAACTCAGCTGCATAAGTCCAGCCAGCGAATGACTTAGAATCAGCGTATGCTACTTTGATTGAGTTACCGATAGAACCTGGATATTTTGCAGCCCATTGACCAACAACACCAAGACCGTTGATGTAGTTGTTAGTGTATGTTTCACCGTTAACAATCTTTAGACCACCAGTAGCAACAGAAGCAGTTGCAGTGGCAGTAGTACCAGATGGAGGAGCAGCAACAGTAACTGTTGGAGCAACAGAGTAACCAGTACCTGGATTTGTAACAGTTAATGCAGAAATTGATGAACTGCCAACAGTAACAGCACCAGCAGAAGCACCAGTACCTGTGCCACCTGATAGAGTAGCAGTAACAGTACCTTTATAACCAGTACCGCCAGAGGTAACAGTAATACCAGTAACAACGCCACCAGAAGTAGCAACAGTGAAAGTAGCACCTGAACCACCACCAGTTGAAGTAATTGTTACAGTAGGAGCAGCACCAGAGTAACCTGAACCACCGTTAGAAACAGCGATCGCAGTAATGGCACCACCAGAAAGAACTGCAGTAACAGTAGCTTGTGTGCCACCAGCAATATCTGGAGCACTAACAGCTACAGCTGGAGCAGCAGCAGTTGAAGAATAACCAGCACCAGCATTGCTAATAGCAACTGTGCTGACACCACCAGTAGTGGTCGCTACCGCATTCAATGATCCAGTGTCGGCACGAACTAGCAATAGGTTATTGGTATATGACAGGAAGTTCGCAGCAGTGAAGAAAGAATCAGCATTGCTATCAGATGGTTTACCGAAACGGCGTACAAGTTCGTTTTCTGAGCTAACAGTAGTTGGCTCTAGAACTGGACCCCATGGATAAACACCAGCAAACGCACCAATTGAGCTTGATACGGCTGGAACGATAGATGAGTAATCTTTTTCTACGACTGCAACGCCTGGAGATAATTGAAACGGCATTGTTGTTCTCCTTGTTAATAAGTTTTACTAGACAATTTAATGTCTACTGATTTATTTAGTTTTTGCACGATTTCTCAGAAGTTTAGTGGTGGTTTCTCTGGACCACCGTCATCGTAGAAGCCGAATGGGGTCAATTCATCCTCAATCGCCTGCATCTGCTTCTTATACATTGCTTCTCTTAGGTTTACATTATTTAGGTCTTTGAAATAACTGTTAGTTGTCAACCAACCGAACAGGACTAAAGGCATAACCAAGTCGTCATGATACCCCTCATCAGCTTCATATGAACCTTTCTTTTCAATAAAGGTCGAGATTTCTGAGATCGTGTCAGCGTCATTGACAATCAATTTGTTTTCTTCTACCAGAGCCTTAAAGTTATGGCAACCGATACGCTTAATTTTCTTATCGGTATTAACACCAAGCTGGGTTTTACCACCACCGAAACCACCTGAAACTACCTGACCACCGTTGGATCTAGTGACGAATAGGATGTTTTCGTATTCCATCTCTTGATAAAGGATGTGAGCAGCTTGTTCGGAGATGTTAGTCTCCATTAGAACGAACGCTTCGTTGTAGTCTTTGCCGACCTTATAGATTACGTTCGGATAAAGGATAGGGCTGATCTCGTTGTTTCTATACTTAGCCACGATACGATACGGTACTTCCGTAATATCAATAACTTGGAAAGCGGAGTAGTCGCCACCAACACCCTTAGCGATATCGGCTACGATACAATAAGTGTGGTTAGCTTGAGGTTCGACGTATACATCTAGACCATCTTTCTGGTGAATCATTACGTCTGGACTCATCTTAGCGATGGCATCGGCACGAACTAATGTTAAGCTAGAACCCAAGAAGTTACATAAAACTTCCTGTGTGAATTTAAGTTCACCAAGAGCAGCTTTCTGTTCGTTTGCCCACTTCTCATCACGACCTGGAATTTCCCAGTAAGGAATGAATAGTGGAACGAATCCGTTACGACCCTTCTCAGCATCAGTCCAGAACTTCCAGAAGTGATTATAACCTAGCGGAGTTGAGGATAATAGAATCTTAGTTGTTTGACCCGCAGAAATAGTTGGGTAAACAGAGGTAAAGAATTCCTCAGCCACGTTGTTTGGAATAATCGCAGCTTCGTCAACGTATAGTAAGTTAACAGACTTACCACGAATACCAGATTTACCAGTTGCAGCGGTGAATACCTTTGAACCGTTTTCTAGTTCGATGTCACCTTTGTTCCAACCAGTAACACCCTGTTGCATCCACTTTGGTAGACACTCATACATGGTCTGATAACGGTCAAGAACTTCTCGAGCAGCAGACGCTTTGTTGGCTAGAATCGCCACAGTCTTGTTAGACTGGAACAGAGTATACCAAAGAATATATGCAGCAGATGTAGTGGTCTTACCTTGCTGACGACCTTCCATAAGGATAACACGACGGTTATTATGGATGATACTTACTTTATTTTTCTGACAATCGTATAACTTGAATAACTGTAGACCATGGTCTAGTGTAACGATATAGCAATAGTTCTCAATAAAATAAAGTGGATCCTGAGAGCACTTAATATACTCTTGGATATTCTCAGGTGTAAAGTCAACTGTAACCCCTGCAGCTTTTAGGTTGGAGTTACTATTATAAATTTCAGCCATATTTTAAAAACCGTCTAACCAACTTTCATTATTTACAGAAGCAGTAGTGATATCACCATCTGCAGCGAATAGTCTATTTGGG